TATTTCAATAGGAGTAAGTTAAGATGGCTAATAGATATCCTCTCATAGTCGATTCATCAAGTCAACAGATCAAAGAATTACCAAGTGGAGATACTCTTGTAATAGATAATTTACAAGTTACAGGTACCACAACCACATTAGAAACAGCAACATTGAATGTTGAAGATAAGAATATCACAATCAATTATTCAACAGGAGATTCATCATCAACAGCAGATGGTTCTGGTTTAACATTTCAAGATGCAGTAGATGCTTCGACGGATGCTACAATTCTTTGGGATACTACCAATGATCGTTTTCAATTTTCACACGGCGCAGAAGTTACATCAGGCAACTTGTTTGTTGGGACTACTGATGCAGCAGTTTGGAATAATTCTACTGGTGAAGGTGTTGTAATACAAGAGAATGCTATCCAAATTGCTCGAAGCGGAAATGTACCTTTATTAGTAAACAGACAAACTGATGATGGCGAAATTGCTAGATTGCTGCAAGGTGGCTCAACAGTTGGAAGTATTGGTGCTAAAGGCGGTGATTTAACTATTGGAACTGGTGATACAGGTTTACGCTTTGTTGATGGTGATGATGCAATTTGGGCTATCGATACATCAACAGGAAATGGCAGAGACAATGCTGTTAGTTTGGGCGTTGCTGGTGCAAGATTCAAAGACCTCTACCTTTCAGGTGTAGCTAAAATAGATTCTTCAGCTTATATTAGTCAACAAGCTATTACATCAAGTTCAAATTCAGTAGCTTGGAACGCAGCTACTCAAGCAAACGCTTATCATTTATTAACAGAGAATACAACCTTTGCTGCTCCAAGTAATGCAGTAGAAGGAGCTATTATTTCTGTAGAGATTGCTCAAGGTGGAACACCATATACAGTAGCTTGGAATACAGTTTTTGAATTTGCAGCTTCCACAGCTCCTACAATGACAGCAACAGCAAACAAAACAGATATCTTCTCATTTAGATATAATGGAAGTATCTGGCAGGAAATAGGAAGAGTTCAAAACATGGCTCAAACATAATATGGCATTTACTGATCGTCTACATAATCGCGGAAGTATATCAACTGGGTATGATATTCCTTATTCTTTTGTACAAGAATATAACAGTACTCGTTTTGTATCAAAAACTTGGGGTGGTTTTGGAGGTACTAACCCTACAAATACAAAAGCGACTGTATCTTATTGGCACAAAAGAGCATCATCAGAAGCAGGTGTTGGAGGAGGTTGTTGGAAGCTTTTAGATACTCAAAATAGTGAAGTATCTATAATGGCTCCTGGAGGTACTTATGATAGTTCTATTTATTGTGCAGGACAAAATGAAAGTTTATTTAAGTTAGTAACAACTGCAAAGTTTAGAGATACAGGTGCATGGTATCATGTTGTTGCTTCTTTTGATTCAACTCAAGCAACGGCATCTGATAGAATAAAATTATATGTAAATGGAGTAAGAATTACAGATTTTAGTACAGCAAATTATCCTGCTCAAAATTCTGATTTTCGTCATATTTCAGAAAATAGTCAACATCATGTAGGGCACAATGCAAATGCAGGAAAGCCTTATGGTTATTTTTCAGATATGTATTTTATTTGGGATCAAGCAAAAGATGCTACAGACTTCGGAGAGTTTGACGAAGATACAGGTATTTGGAAGCCTATAGAATATACTGGAACATTTGGAACTTATGGTTATTATTGGGATTTCTCAAATACAAGTAATTACGCAGAAGATCAGAGTGGAAATGGTAATGATGGAACAAGTGTAAATACTACGGCAGCTATGCAATCAACCGATACACCTACTAATAATTTTTGTACACTTAATAGTAATTCTGCTTTAGGAATAGTTAAATATTACGAAGGAGCTACAATAGGAGCTCTTATTGGAACAGGAGATGAACCTGGTGAAGGTAGTATAATGTTCAATAAAGGAAAATGGTACTACGAAGCACGCGCTGTCGGAACTACAGATGCAGACGCCATGTTTGGTTTGGGTGTTCCTAATCAATGGGGTTTAGGATCAACAAATCCGGGGAATGATTTATATAGTTTTGCTTATCATTCAATCGGAAGAGTTTATTATAATTTTAATACATCTACGAGCGGCTGGGATTCTTTTGGTACTTCAGACACGGTAATGATTGCTATTGACCACGATAATGGATTTGCTTATTTTGGAGTAAATGGTACTTGGGGCAATAGTGGAGTTCCTACAAGCGGAGCAACGGGTACGGGTGGATTTGATTATTTTGGCAATACATCAATATCAGCAGGAGATGGTGTTACTTTTGCCTTCAGAATACACTATAGAACTTATAATCAATCTTACTATAATTTTGGAGGGCACACAGCTATATCAATTGCAAGTGCAGAAAGTGATGCAAATGGATATGGAACCTTTGAATATGCACCACCAACAGGGTACTATGCATTATGTACCAAGAATTTAGCGGAGTTCGGATAATATGGCTTATACAAATATAGACGACCCATCAGCACATTTTCAAAGTTATGATTTTTCAAAAAGTGCAGGAACAGGTTCAACAACCTTTGATGGTAATAGCGATTTGCAACCTGACTTTCTATGGGTTAAATCAGTAAGTAATAATGATGGTCATGAACTATGGGACTCAACAAGAGGTGTAAACTCTACCTTATTTTCCCACGCTACTGAAGGAGTAGATAGTTCAGCAAATCGTATAGTATCTTTTGATACCGATGGTTTTACTTGGGGAAATGCAGGTAACTTAAATGCAGGAGGTACTTTTGTTGCTTGGGCATGGAAAGCTAACGGAGGAACAACCAGTTCTAATAGTACTGGAACGATAACTACTACTATTCAGACTAATTCCGATGCAGGATTTAGCATTTGTAGGCACGATGGTAATGGAACATCAGGAGCAACTTTTGGGCATGGATTGGGAGTAAAACCTGATTTTATAATATCTAAAAGAACTGATAGTATTACAAATTGGAGATGCTACCATTCTTCTATAGGAGCAACAAAACATATATTATTAAATACAACAGGAGCAGCAGTTACCACTACAGAGACTTGGAATGATACAGAACCAACTTCTAGCGTTGTAACAGTAGGTAATAGCTCCAGAGTAAATGCTTCAGGTAGTGCTATATTGTTTTATATTTTTGCAAGCAAACAAGGATTTAGTAAGTTTGGAACATATACAGGTAATAACAGTACAAATGGCCCTTTTGTTTATACAGGATTTAAACCTGCATTTGTTATGATCAAATCAACATCTAATACTTCAAATTGGCTCATAATAGATGATGCAAGAGATCCAGCTAATGATGGAACACCAGGAAGTAGTGGAACTGGTAGACTATTTCCAAATTTAGTTAACTATCAAGATAACGCAGAATCATATGATTTATTATCAAACGGCTTCAAACCAAGGTCAACAAATGCATTAGCTAATACAACTGGCGTAACGTATGTTTATGCTGCATTTGCAAGAAGCCCATTTGTAACATCAACAGGAGTGCCAACTACGGCAAGATAATTATAAATAGAATAAAGGAAAATTAAAAAATGTGGGCATTAATAGAAGATAACAACATAACAAAAGTCTTAAATAGACCTAAGGCTCTTACGATTGGAGATGTTCAATATCCAGCCAATATCTTTACACTTTGGAGTGTAGAAGAAAAAGAAGCAATTGGAATATATGAATTAGTTATTGATAATACTAATCTAAAAGATGAAAAGTATTATATCAACGGTTCAGAAACTTTTACATTTGCTGATGGAGTTGCAACAAAAGCATTTGAAACAGCAACAGCAAAAGCTCTTGATGATGTAACAGATGAAGATGGTAATACTACTCGAGGATTAAAGTATAATCATAAAGAAGTTATTAATCAACAAGCTGCAGGTTTATTACAACCAACAGATTGGTATGTACTGAGAGCAACAGATGGTGGAACAGCAGTACCAGCAAATGTAGCTACATATCGAGCAGCAATACGAACAAAAGCCAATGAGATGTGTGATGCAATTGATGCAATTGCAGATGTAGATGCTCTTGCAGCATTATATGAATATAGTGGAGATCCTCTTACACGACCATTAGGCGAATGGCCAACACTTGGAGAATAATAAGTGGCACTTACAAAAATACCAGGAAGTTTAATTGATACCGCTTCAGGGATTAATGGATTAATATATCCAAGCTCTGATGGTACCGCTGGACAGTTTTTAAAGACTGATGGTTCTGGTAATTTATCTTTTGCAACAGTTACAACATATACAGATTCAGATGTAGAAACTTATTTAGATGGTGGAACATCAACTCCTACCTTTGCAACAGCTACCGTTTCAGGTACATTAACAGTCACTGGTGATTTAGATCTTACAGGAGATATTAATTCTTATAATGTTACAGACTTAGATATTACAGATCAAACCATAACACTTGGAGCCGGACAAACAGAGGCACTTTCAGGTGGTAGTGGTATTATTGTAGATGGTTCAAATGCAAGTATTCTTTGGGATGAAACAAACGACGAATGGGATTTTAATAAAGATATAAACGTGACAGGTGGTATTGTAACATCAGGCAATGTTGGTATTGGTACGAGTAGTATTGATGAAAAATTACACATAGAAGATAGTGTTGATGGTGAAGTTTTATTAAAAGTTCAAAATACTAGCACAGGTTCTTCTGCTTATGCAGGATTACAATTAGCAGGACAGGGTAATAATTTTTTAATAAAAAATTGGGGAGATTCAGTTCCTGCAAAAACAAACCAAACTGAATTTATTGCTACAGCAGGTAATTCATATTTTGTATTTACAAATAATGGCTCAGAATCAATGCGTATTGATAATTCAGGCAACGTTGGTATTGGTACGAATAATCCTACATATAAGCTTGAAGTTGCAGGAGATGCCTCTTTCTTAGGTCAAGATGTTTTAATAGATTCTCAATCAGGTTATAAAGAATTACGCCACACACAAACAGGTGAAAACCTTGCAATCTCTTCACCTGAAAGTTTGTATTTCATTATGGATTCCAATAATGACCAAACAAGTAGGTCTATTGTATTTGCACACAATAATACTGCTCCTGCTAGTGCTACGGAGTTAATGAGGATTGGGGAAGATGGCAATGTTGGTATAGGTACGACTTCAGTATTTGATTCTAATACACGACTTGAACTTAAAAAATCTGGAAATTGTCAATTCTTTGTTAGTAGTTCAGATGCTTCAGGTGTACGAATAGTAACTTCTGCATTTGGAACCAGTTATGGAAAAATAGGAACTTTTAGTAATCATGCTTTCCGATTTGATACTAATGATACAGAACGCATGAGGATAACTAGTGGCGGAACAGTAGCCATTGGAACAGCATCACCAAATGCAGTAAAACTTCATGTAGGTGACACTGCTCACAATGATTTAATATCAGGAACACAAATTCTTGCAACTGGATCAAGTGCAGGGGCAATTGGAATTGGTTTAGCAAATGGTAATGGTACAGGTGTTTGTAATCTATTATTTGGATCAACAAGTGATGGAAATGATGGAGAGATTTCTTATAACCTAAATGATAAAACAATGAATTTTTATACAGGTGGAAATACTCATGCAATGACTATTGAAGATGATCAAACTGTATGTGTAAACAGAACTTCAAAATTTGGTGCTGCAGGTACAGCTTCTATGATTGTTATTCAAGGCTCACAAGCTACTATGAGAGTGGGTGCTGCAAACTCTAATGATTTTCCTCTATTAGCTTTTTATAATGGTGGTCTTGGTAACATTGGAAATATACATACAAATGGTACAACAGGAGTTACTTACGATACTGCTTCTGACTATCGTATGAAAGAAAATGTTAATTATGATTGGAATGGTCTTTCAATTATAAATCAATTACGTCCTGCAAAATACAATTGGATTGCTGATGACATGGATGGAATTGAAGAGGGTTTTATTGCACACGAAGTACAAGAAATTCTTCCTTATGTTGTAAGTGGAGAAAAAGATGCAATGGAACCTGCTATTCTATATGAAGAAGATGATAGAGAAGTTATAGCAGGAACAGCTAATGTTGGAGAAATCAAAGAAGAAGAAAAAATAAAACCTCAGTCTATGGACTATGGAAGAATTACTCCTATATTAGTAAAAGCCATCCAAGAACAACAAACCATCATTGATGACCTCAAAGCAAGAATAGACACATTGGAGAACGCATAGTGGCAACAAAAGTAAAATTAATCGCAGACAATGCAATTACGACTACTCAAATAGATACATCGTCGCTTGATTCGCATTTCTCTGGCGGAACTGGAGTTACATATTCTTCAGGTGAGATCTCTATTGGTCAAGCGGTTCATTCAACAGACTCACCAACCTTTGCTGATCTTACGCTTACTGGTAACTTAAATATTACTGGTGATCTTAATTCCTATAGTGTAACGGATCTCGATGTTACAGATCAAACGATTACATTAGGTACAGGACAAACTGAAGCATTAAGCGGTGGATCAGGAATTATAGTTGATGGTTCAAATGCAAGTATTCTTTGGGACGAGACAAATGATGTATTTGATATTAATAAAGGATTAACTGCTTTAGGCAATGTTGGGATTGGTACGACTAGTCCACAGCAAGATTTGCATATTAGCAGCTCCGAAGCAGTAATTAGATTAGAAGATGCAGCGGGCTATACTGATATTAAATCACTCAATAACTCAGGAATTAACATAGATTGTGATGGTGGAAATACAGACCCAGACACAGAATTTAGAGTAAGTATAGATGGTAGTCAAAAGTTTGTTATAGACACTTCAGGCAATGTTGGTATAGGTACGACTAGTCCGCAAAATCCATTACATGTTGCATCAGGCAGTCCTTCAATAAGAATAGAAGATACTGACGGTGGTTATGGACTAGTTTCGGGTTTAAATGGAAATGTTAGATTAAGAGCAGACGAAGGAAATACTGAAGCAAATTCTTTTGTTGGTTTTGAAGTAGACAGCTCGGAATACATGAGGATTGATAGTTCAGGCAATGTTGGTATAGGTACAAGTAGTCCAGCTGTTCTTTTAGATGTTTCAGCAAGTACGGTAAGTCCAAGTTATAATTATGCAAGTCGTATGGTTGGTAATTTTGAAAGATCTGGAAATGCTACTATAGCTATTAGAACTGATAGTAGTAGTACATCTTCAGTAGATTTTGCTGATGAGAATGATGCTGATGTTGGAAGAGTTACATATGATCATTCTAATAATACAATGCGATTTTTTACCTTAAGTTCAGTAAATACTTCTGCTGCTTTAGCTATTGATTCTTCAAGTAGAGTTGGTATAGGTACGGATAGTCCAACTGAGAGATTACAGGTAATACAAAATAGTGGAAATGATAGAAGTATTATTGTTGCAGAAAGTACAGTAGGTGGAAGTGCTGAAGCTGGTATTGCTGTAAGAAATACTGCAGGGGAAGGAAGATTTGCCATTGGAGGAGCTGACCATGCATTTATAGAAAACGCAACTCAAGGTAAAGATCTGTATTTTGCTACTTATCCTACTGGAGGATCTGAATCAACAGAAGCAATGCGTATTACCCATGATGGTAAGGTTGGTATAGGTACAGCAACTCCAGAAGTTGGTTTTCACTATGCAGGAAGCCAGGCACTTTTTGAATATACAACTGATGGAGGTAATGAATCATTTTTAAAAATTAGATCTCAATATGATAGAGATGTTGGTATTGCTATTGAAAATAATGTTACTTCACAAGCTTGGAAAATATTTATTGACGGAGGAGCAACTGGTAGCGCAGGTGGGGATGATTCTTTAATATTCCATAATACAGGTGGTTTTCAAGTTTTATCATTAGACCAAAATGGTTATGTTCATATTGGAACTTCTGCATCAGCTGATAGACCCTTACATGTTTTTGCAAGTGGTGAAGCTTCTGCTATAAAACTTACAAGATCAGACTCAAGTAAATCTGTAGAACTTGGCCAAGGCAGTAGTTTTGCTTTCTTACAAGCTCTAAATAGTGGTGGATTAGGAATCGGAAGCTCAAATAGTAACGAAGATCTTTTTATTAATAATGATGGTAATCTTTTCCTTCAAGGTGAAGATTCAAATAATGAGACAAGACTAGTACTTGATGGATCTGGAGGAGAGCTTGCAACTACAGGTTTACTTATAAGAACAGGAAATAATGGAGCCACTGACCATGCAGGAGGATTTATTGAATTACCTAATGCAAATGCAGAATTTGGTATTAAAGTAAATAGTATATTAAGCAACTATACACCTGATGGTCAGCGTTATATGTGGGGTGCTACTACTGTTGATACTCACTTAGCTAGAACACCAACAAGAGGATATTTTGATGGTGGAACAAGTATGGCTGCTGGTGAGGTTGTTGTTGCAATCGTTTCTAATGATAGCACATCTGCAGATAACCATTTATTAGAATTATGTTATGCTGGAGATGATTCATTTTCAGTTACAGAATATATTTTCTTTACTGATGAAAATGGAACAAATGGTACAATTACTTCTGGAGGAAATGGTTCAGTAGCATATAATACTACATCAGATTCAAGATTAAAAGAAAATGTTGTCGATGCTTCAGCAGCATTAAGTAAGATTCAAAATGTGGAAGTAAAAGAATTTAATTTTATTAATTATCCTCATGTAACTCATACTGGAATGCTTGCTCAGGATTTAAATGAAATCATACCTGAAGCAGTAAAAGTTGGTGGAGAGGATGCAGCAAAAGATCCTTGGAGTGTAGATTATAGTAAGTTAGTACCATTCTTAATTAAAGGTATGCAGGAACAGCAAACAATAATAGATGATCTTAAAGCAAGAATAGAAACGTTGGAAGGATAAGATGGCAATAACATATACTTGGAATGTAAAAAACGTAGAAACAATACCAGCGGTTGATTCCAATACCAATGTAATTTATAGAGTACATTGGAGATTAAAAGGAACAGACGATGATGGTACTTGGGCTGAATCTAATGATATAGCAAGACTTGATACTTCAAACATAGAAAACTTTATAGAGTTAAGTTCTGTGACAGAAGAAAATGTTCAAGCTTGGGTAGAAGCTCATTTAGGAGAAGATGAAATACAAAGAGTAAAAGGTTTTATTTCAGACAAAATTGAGTTGGAAAGAAATCCTTATTCAACAAGAACGACAATAGGATAGGAATAAATAGTTAAATGGCACTTACAAAAATTACAACAGAAGTTATAGAAGATGGTGCAATTACCAGTTCTAAACTTGGTTCTGGTGCAGTATCAGCTTCAAGTTTAAGTAGTATTACCACTGATAATGTCAGTGAAGGTAGTACTAATGTTTACTATACTGATACAAGAGCAAGGAGTTCCGTTTCAGTAACAGGTGGTAATCTTTCTTATGACTCTGGTACAGGTGTTATTCAATTAACAACAGACCAAATTAGAACTGCAGTATCTGGTGGTACTGGTGTCAGTATTTCAGCTGGTGAAATATCAATAGGACAAGATGTAGGAACATCTGCAACTCCAACATTTGGTAATATTACAACCACAGGTTATCTTGCTGGCCCTGCTACATTTACAATTGATCCGGCCGCAGTAGGCGATAATACAGGAACAGTTGTTATTGCTGGTAATTTACAGGTTGATGGTACAACAACCACAATTAATTCTACTACAATGGAAGTAGATGATTTAAATATTACTCTTGCGAGTGGTGCGGCAAATGCAGCTGCAGCAAATGGTGCTGGAATTACAGTTGATGGAGCAAGTGCAACTTTCACATATAATAGTGGAAATGATGATTGGAATATAAACAAAACTTTAAGAGTTGAAAATACGGGTTCATTATTAAGAAGATATGTTTCAGCTTGGTCTTATCCTATTCATGATATCATATACAGTAGTTATTTAGCAAATACAGGAGATTATACTTATTTAAAAGCAGCTGGAAATAGTGCTGGTCCTCATGGAGCATTGATAACAGGAGATTCTGTTTTTGCAGTAGGAACAACTGATGTAGAACTTGGCGGCATGGTTAATAGTGCAACAGCACCTCTTACAAATACTTGGTTATATGCAAATAGTTCGGGATTAAATATCAATGGAAACTTAACAGCAACTGGCAATGTTGGTATTGGTACTGATTCGCCAAATAATTTGCTCACACTAGAAGATGGTGATTTACAAATACATGAAACAAGCACTTCTGACCCACTTGTTCAGCTATCCGTAGGTGGCACTCAAGCATCTCCAACACAAAGTTGGGTACTTCGTGTAGATAATTCTGATAGTGATAAGTTTCAGTTACTAGACCAAACAGATAGTAGAGTTGTATTAACAGCAGACGGGTCAGGCAACTTGTTGGTGGGTCAAACTACTGCAAGTGATTCAACTGCTGGTTTTTACTTATCTTCAGCAGGAAGATTAAGTATTAATCGTGATGGTGGTTTTCCATTACGCCTTAATAGACTTACTTCAGATGGAGATTTAATTAGTTTTAACAAAGACAGCTCATCAGTTGGAAGTATTAGTACTACAGGCGGTGATATATTTGTTGGAACTGGTAATACAGGTATTCGTTTTGTTGATGCTAGTACTTCTATTCAGCCTATTAACACTTCAACAGGTGCAAGAACTGACAATACGATTGATTTAGGTAGCGGAACATACCGCTTCAAAGACCTCTACCTTTCAGGTACAATAACTGCTGGCGGACTAACAATAAATACTAGTGCATCTCAATATCTTCAATGGAATGATACAGCTGCTACTGTATTAAGTTATTATGTTGGATCAACATCTATTACAGCAAGTACAACAACAGATATTGTAACATTCAATGGTGGTGCAAATCATTATGCAGCATATGATCTTACAATATATTCAAATGATAGTGCTGCTCCAGCAGGATTGGAATTAACACGAATGACTATCCTTGTACAAACAAATGCATCTTCTGTTACAAGGTCTGCAATGACTATTGTAGATCAAACCAGTACATATGCAAGTGGAACAGGAAATTTAGCTTTTTCAGTATCAGCAAGTGGTACTGATTTAATTTTAACAGTTACAGAAAGCGATGGAGATGCAAGAGGTTTAAGAGTTTTTGTTAATTCAGAATTTTGGTCAGCAAATAGGTATGGAGGAGCAACAATAATCTAATGGCAATAATAAACAAAAAAGTAACAACTCAGTCTCAAACTCAGTTTCATGTAGGAACTGACGGTAATTTAGTTATGACTGCAACTTCATCAGGCAATGTTGGTATTGGTACGGATAGTCCTGATCATAAATTACATGTTGATGTAGGAGCTCCTGGTTCTGCAGATAAAACATTAGCTGCATTTAGTTCCGAAAGAACATTAAGAGACATAGGCTTTGTTTGGGATGACAGTGCATCTACATTAGGAGTTGCAACCTTAACAAATCATGCTCTAGCATTTCATACTAATGGCAATTCAAATGAGCGTATGCGCATCGACACCAGCGGCAATGTTGGTATAGGTAGACCTTCCCCAAGTGCAAAATTAGATGTAAATGGGTCTATGAAAGTAGATAACATTCAACTTGTAGACTCTTCGCTGATGGGCTTTGGCACTGTTAAATCAGGAGGAAGTGTCGGTCATACCGCTTCAGTAGATGAAGGTATTTTTTGGCATACAGATAATGGTTATGGAATTTATAGAACTGCAGGATCTTGGTCAGGAAATTATCAACAGTTAAAATTAAAATGGATTACTGGAATTGTAATTGATGGTGGAAGTGCCTATGGTGCATCAGGTGTTAGATTTGATAACAATGGCACCCAAGCAATGAGATTAGGCACAAATGGAAACCTTTATGTTGGTGCTGATCAGCAAGGTGCAGATATTAATGATGGAAGACTATTTTCATTTATCAGTAGTACAAATGTTCCAGCATGTAGATTTGCTCAGGGAAGTACTTCAACTGGTATTCCTGTTATGCGTATACGACATGAAAATGCTTCCAATGGAAACTATATAGAATTTAGAACAGATGAAAATGTTTTAACTGGAAAAATTTATGACTCATCTGGAACAATGCAATATACCTCTCAGTCAGACCAAAGATTAAAAGAAAATGTAGAACCAATGACAGAAGGACTTACAGAAGTTCTTGCAATGAATCCAGTTAAATATACACTAAAAGATATTGTTACAGAGAACAAAACAATATCTATGGAAGGAGCGGAAAATAGAGGATTTTTAGCTCAAGAACTAAATGAACAATACCCTTGGGCAGTAGAAGAAGGGGGAGAAGATCCAAACATGAATCCGTGGGGAGTAGATTATGGTAAACTTACTCCTATATTAGTAAAAGCAATACAAGAACTATCTGCAAAATTAGAGGCCGCAGAAGCAAGAATAACAGAACTCGAAGGATAAATAGTTAAATGGCATATACATTAAACAGAAGATTAGCACAACTTGTAGATAGTAACGGTCAGTTAAATACTGGTAAAATACCGAATGACTATATTACAAGCGACCATGTTGCAGATAATACTATTACTTCTGCGATGTTACACACTTCATTCACAGTATCAACAAGTAATTTAACTGCAATTGATACCGATGATGTATCAGAAGGATCAACTAATCTTTATTATACCACAGCACGTTGGGATACCAAAATGGCAGCTGCGGATACTGATGATTTAACAGAAGGATCAACTAATCTTTACTTTACTAATGAAAGAGTAGATGATCGAGTTAATGCTCTATTAACAGCAGGAACAGGTATTACATTAACATATGACGATAGTGCTAATACTCTTACTATCGCAGGTGCAGCACAATATGGTGATAGCGATGTTGAGAGCTATTTAGATACTAATGGCTTAACTCTTCCTGATAATGTTAAAGCTCAGTTTGGTGCTTCTAATGATCTACAGATTTATCATACTGGTGCTAACAGTGTTATAAGTGATGCTGGTACTGGCTCTTTAATAATAACAGCAAATCAAGTAGCTATAAAAAATGCAGGTAATACAGAAAATGTAGCTGTTTTTAATGAAAATTCAGATGTTAGGTTATTTTATGACAATTCAATAAAACTAGCCACAACCTCAACAGGCATAGATGTAACAGGCAACATAACAGTAAGCGGAACTGTTGATGGCAGAGACCTAGCAACAGACGGAACAAAACTTGATGGCATAGAAGCAAATGCAACAGCCGATCAAACTCAATCCGATATTAATGCACTTGCTATAACAGAAGTAGGAACTATATCAAGTGGTACTTGGCAAGGAACAGCAATTGCTTCTGCTTATCTCGATTCAGATACCGCTCATTTAAGTGGTGCACAAACATTTACAGGAGTCAAGACTTTTGCCAGCCCAGTAATTAATACTGGAATAAGTGGTACAGCAATATTAGATGAAGATAATATGGCATCTAACAGTGCCACTCAATTAGCAACACAACAATCAATTAAAGCATATGTAGATGCAGAAGTCGCAGGAGTAGTAGACTCCGCTCCAGCAGCATTGAATACACTCAACGAATTAGCAGCAGCTTTAGGTGACGACGCAAACTTTTCTACAACAACATCAACAGCATTAGGAAATCGTCTACGAGTAGATATTAACAACCAAGGTTTAACTGGAACACAACAAGCAAATGCAATTACCAATCTTGGAATTACAGCGACAAAAGCCGAACTGAATGTCCTAGACGGTATAACTGCAACAACAACAGAACTCAACCACACAGATGGCGTAACAAGTAATATACAAACTCAGTTAGATGCAAAACTACCACTATCTGGTGGAACAATGACTGGTGCCTTAAATATGGGCACTGAAAATATATCAAATGTAGGAACTTTTTCAAATACTGGTACTGTTACACATAATATACTTTATACAGAAGAAGTTATGGTTAAAGTAACTAATGATGGTGGACAAAGAAATGCTCTTACATTAAATCATGAATATGATAGAGATATTGGTATTCATTTTCACACAACAGGAGGTGATTATGAAGTTTGGATTGATTCAGCGGGTGATGATTCTCTTATATTTAGTCCAACAACAGCTGGTAATCCAGCCTTAGAACTTTATCAAAATAAAAATGCTCAATTTTATGGAAATATTATACTATCAGGAACAGTAGACGGAAGAGACATTGCATCCGATGGTTCTAAATTAGATGGCATTGAATCAGGTGCTACTGCGGATCAAACTGCTGCTGAGATATTAACAGCTATTAAAACAGTTGATGGTGCAGGTTCAGGTCTTGATGCTGACTTATTAGATGGCATTAGTTCAGGCTCTTTCTTAAGAAGTGATGCAAATGATACTTATACTGGAACTCTCTCCCTTGCTACAAATTCCTCAATTAAATTATCTAATCAGACTGGTTATGGAATAGAAACAAGCGATGGTTTTAGAGTTATTGATAGTGTAGATGCAGTTTTAAGAATTGGTGATACAGGAAAACATACAACTATTAGACTTCATGGTGGTGGCAATGATGATTTTAGAGTATATTATGGTGGTGCTGATTATGAAATTTGGCATTCAGGTAATGATGGAGCGGGTAGTGGCTTAGATGCTGATTTACTTGATGGTATCTCTTCTGCTTCTTTCTTAAGAAGTGATGCAAATGATACAGCGACTGGTGCTTATACTTTTACAAATAATACTAATTTAAAACTAAGATCATCATCAAATGGTGTGGGTATAGGAATTGATTTTAGTGATCATGCAGGTGGAAGCTATGCACAAGCAGGCACTATAAACTTTGTTCATTCTGATGGGGCTTCTTACGGATCAGGCGCTGCATTTATTTTAGGTAGCACCGAAGCTACTACAACAATTCTTGCCAATGGTAAGTTAATGTATGGTGAAGGAATATATTTAAAACCTGGTACTGGTACTGGTGCAGGCACAAGAAAAGATTTAAATTGGGATACTGCTTATAGTTGGGGCAATCATGCAAGTGCAGGATATCTAACAGGTATAACTTCTTCAGACGTTACAACAGCACTCGGATATACTCCATATCAAGAAAGTACTGCATTAAGTGCAACCTCAGGAACTTTCTCTGGAGATATTACAGTAAGCGGTAATCAAGTATTTACAGCTGCTACGAATGCAAGAACAAAGTTTTGTGTTTGGACTGGTACTACTTACGGGATCGGAATGGGAAATGGCTATACTTATGGGGGTATTGCTAATAACTATGTAATGAGCTTCCAAATGAGCAATACCAACGATAGAGGCTTTTGGTGGGGTGATAGTTCACACACGAATGCTCAAGGAGCAATGGCTCTTACTACAGATGGTTATTTAACAGTAGCGAATGGTATTAGAGTTGGTTATGGAGAAGCAGATACTACACACCCAGAAGGTGGTTTGGATGTTAATGGAATAATACAATGTAAAGGTAACGATTTCTTAGATAGTGATACAAGTTCTCACTATATTAAAGCTCCAGCACATTTATATTTCTATACCAATGGTAGTACAATTGCTGGTCGATATATGAGTAGTGGTAATTTTGCTGTTGGTCCAAATACACCAGGAACTAGTTCAACTCAGTTTGATTTAGCTTTATTCCATTTAGACAGAACAAACACTAACTTCTTTACAAGTAGAAATAATTCTGGTGGATTTACTCATAGAATTTATGCTGATTATGCTAATGCTGGATCAACAATTGAATATCAAGCAGCATGCGGTGAAACCTTTGCAGGAGTAAGATTACAAACTTGGACAGATCATCCTCTTACATTAGGACAGAGTAATACTGAGATTCTGAGGATTGCAGATAATTCTACTGGAACAAATCCTCGAGTAGGTATTGGTAGTACATCACCAAGTTTTAATTTACATGTTAGAGGTTCAGGCGGTAATGAAGGAACATTTGGTGTAGAGAGTGCAGGTAACTCTTTATTTAGAGTAGTTGCTAATAACGCAGCAAACGCATATTTCCAAGGCGGGACAAGTTCAGCAACTTCGCAAATACCAATATATTTTACAGGTATGAATGGTTCTAATAATACCATGACTGTTAATACAACAAATAAACGAGTAGGTGTTAATGATACTGGACCAGATATTATGTTTGGCGTATACGGTGATAGTTCAACAATGGGAACAGCACACTTTGTAAGTCCTAAAGGATCAAATGAATCTCATGTTCATTATGGAACTAATGGTAATTGGTATATAAGACCAGCAAATAATAGTGGTAATGTTATTGTTAAAAACTATTCAGCTGAATCAGATGAAAGATTAAAAGAAAATATTGTTGATATTACATATGGTTTATCAGATTTAATTCAATTACAACCAAGACAGTTTAATTGGATCGATGATGTAGAAGAAAGAGAACAAAATGGATTTATTGCTCAAGAAGTAGAAGCAATAATACCTGCTCTTGTAAGTACAGGAGAAGGAGAAAATGCTTATAAAGCAGTAGATTATAATAGTATTATAGCAATTCTTGTTAAATCAGTACAGGAATTAAAAGCAGAAAATGATGCACTAAAAACTAGATTAGATAATGGAGGATTATAATGGCAATTGAATTTGCATGGGACGTAAAAAAAGTAGAAGTTTATCCAAACTTAGATGGTAATGAAGATGTAATACATAGAGTTCATTGGAGACTTACTGCAACAGATACAGAAAATTTAAATGAACTTGGGACAAGAAACATAATGGAACAAGAAATAGGTGTTGTAGATTTAAATACATCTAATATTACCAATTTTATTTCTTTAGATTCTTTAGACTCTGCTACGGTTGAATCTTGGGTTGAATCATCAATTGGATCTGAGCAACTTCAAGATTTTAAAGATAATTTAGAGAATAGAATTAATAAACAAGTAAATCCTACTTCTGTTTATAAAAAATTATCTTTTTAGGAGAATATATGGCAATTAATTATTCATGGGATGTTAATACAGTTGATGTATATCCAGAACTCGATGGTAATGCAAATGTAATTTATACTATACATTGGCAACTTTTTGGTGAAGATACCGAAAATCAAGACTCAAAAGGGAGAAATCTTGTAGAAGGTCAAATAGGTACAGTAAGTTTAAATACTTCAAACATTGAAAGTTTTATCGCTCTTGAGGATCTTACAAAAGAAACTCTAGTTAATTGGGTTGAAACAACTATGGGACCTGAGCAATTACAAGTATATAAAGATTCAATCGAAGCTGCAATTGAAAAGAAAATTACACCTACCACTGAACAAAAAACACTTAACTTTTAAAAATTTTCTTTTGAAACAAAAACTATTATAAATAGAATATAATAGGAATTTACTATGGCAAAACCTAACACTAAACAAACTCTAATTGACTATTGTCTAAGATCACTGGGGGCACCAGTGATTGAAATTAATATTGATGATGATCAAATCGACGATAGAATAGACGAAGCTCTACAATTCTATCAGCACTATCACTCTGATGCAATAGAAAAAACATTCCTAAAGCATAAGATCACAAACTCAGAACTCACATTAACCTCAGCGGTTGCTTCTAACTTTCAAGTAGGAGAATCTGTAACTGGAGGAACAAGTGGTGCTAAAGCCACCATAAAATCTGCTAGTGGTAGTTCGATTAAATATAACTACTTAGATAACTCAAACGTTCCTTTTGAAGCAAATGAAACTATTACTGGATCCCAATCTGCTTCTACTGCGGTTATATCCTCCATCACAAAAGGGGATATTGAAAACAGATATGTGCCTATAAACGACCTTATTACTGAAGTAGTTCAGGTTGTACCGATTAGAGATGATGTACAATCAAATGATATGTTTGATATTAGATATCAAATACATCTGAATGATATCTATAATATGGGATTTATGGGAAGCTTAGCTGAATATGTTATGAGTATGCAATACCTCAGTATGTTAGATCTTCTTATCGATTCCGATGAAAAGATGGTTAACTTTGATAGACATAAAGATAGATTAGATATTTTTATGGATTGGAACGAAGAGGTTGATGCTGATGATTATATTCTTATAGAGTGTTATAGAATTATCGACCCAGATACCTATACAGATATCTACAATGATTATTTCTTAAAGAAATATGCAACAGCTTTAATTAAAAAGCAATGGGGTCAAAATTTATTAAAATTCGAAGGAATGACAATGCCAGGAGGATTAACCTTTAATGGTCGTCAATTATTTGATGATGCTATGGCAGATTTAGAAAAATTAGAAGAAGAAGCTAGATTGAATTGGGAGAAACCAGTCGACTTCTTTACAGGATAAAATATGCCGAGAAACGTTTACTTTTCTCAGGCCGTAAGATCAGAACAGCATCTTTACGAAGACCTGATAATAGAATCCCTTAAAATCTTTGGGCAGGATGTTTATTACATCCCACGTACTCTTGTCAATAGAGATAATATACTAGGAGAAGATCCTGCTTCTAAGTTTGATGATGCTTACATTATAGAAGCATATTTAGAAAATGTAGAAGGATTTGAAGGCGCAGGAGATCTTTATTCTAAGTTTGGTTTAGAGATACGGGATGAAGCACAATTTGTTGTTTCCCGAAAAGTATGGAATAGAAGAGTTGGGGTCTTTTCAGAAAATGAGGATCCAAGACCGCAGGAAGGTGATTTAATCTTCTTACCAATGACAAACAGTTTCTTTGAAATAACATATGTTGAAGATGATAGTCCATTCTATCAACTATCTGATCTTCCTGTGTATAGACTTTCTTGTAGCTTATTCGAATATAATGATGAAGACTTTGATACTGGTGTAGAAGCAGTAGATCTAAAAGTAAATCAGGTTTCATATCAAGTACCATTAGTTCTATCTTTAACAACAAACGAGGAATATTTTCAGATAGGAGAAAATGTTGAACAAACATTAGTTGCTGCAGACGGGGATACACCTGCAGTTAAAGTGTTTGGAGAAGTTGCCCAAATGAGTAAAACTTCAGTAAACACCCAGACAATTTGGGTATCAAATATTGGAGCTTCTGGAACAACAGAATATAAACAATTCACTCAAGGTGGAACGGTCACAGGATTAACAAATAGCTATACTGCTACAATATCATCTATTATCAGTGATCTTACAGATACCACAGGAATGGCTTGGAAAAGTGATGGCGGTGCAGAAAATATTGCCCTAGAAACATTTGCAGATGGGTTTATTGACTTCTCAGAGTCAAATCCATTTGGTGATCCATCGGAGACATATTAATGTTTGGAGATCATTTTTATCACGCAACAATGAGAAAATCAGTGGCCGTATTTGGTACACTGTTTAATAATATATCTGTAATAAGAAAAGCATCTGATGGTAGTGTATTAAACCAGGTTAAAGTTCCTTTAGCTTATGGACCAAAACAAAAATTCCTAGCTCGTTTAGATCAAGAAACTGGTTTTGATGCTCCTATGGCTATTAAATTACCTAGAATGGCATTTGAAATGACTAGCTTAGCTATAGACACTAGTCAAAAATTGCCAAAAAGAACTGTAATAGTAAACGAAATAGATTCTTCAGATTCTTCTAAAAAGAAAACTGTTAAATTTTTCACTTCTTACGATATTGGTATGTCACTCTATATTATGGCAAAAAATCAAGACGATGGATTACAGATAGTCGAACAGATACTCCCGTACTTTACGCCAGAATATAGTGTGACTATCAAGCCAATTGATGGATACGACCACAAGCAAGATGTTGCTATCATATTGGGAGATTTACAAATATCTGATGAGTATGAAGGAGAGTTTACCCAGA